ATCGAACAGGCGCCGGCATCGCATCATCGCCTGCTGATCCGCGAGCTGCAGCGTGTCGCCTGGGGCCTATGCGACCGGCTGATGGTCTTCATGCCGCCGGGCAGCGCCAAGACCACATACGCCTCGGTGCTCTTCCCGGCGTGGTTCATGGCGCAGAGCGTGGGCACCGACGTGATCGGCGCCAGCTACAATGCGGACTATGCCGGCGACATCTCCGGCAAGGTGCAGACCGTCGTGCGGGACAACCGCGACATCCTCGACTTCCGGCTCGTGAAAGACAGTGTCGGCTTCTGGCGCACCGACAAGCGGGGACAGTATCGCTCCGCCGGAGCGGGCTCCGGCATCACTGGCCGCCGCGCGGACCTGTTCGTGATCGATGATCCGCTGAAGGATCGCGAGGAGGCGGACAGCGAGCTGCGCCGGGAGAAGATATGGGCGTGGTATCGCTCCGCGGTCATCAGCCGCCTGAAGCCGGGCGGCCGCATTGTGCTAATACAGACGCGCTGGCACGAGGATGACCTCGCCGGTCGGCTGCTGGAGGCGGAGAAGGTCGGCGCCGACAAGTGGCGCGTCATCAAGTTGCCGGCGATCGCCGAGGAGGATGACCAGCTCGGGCGCCAGCCAGGGCAGGCTCTGTGGCCGGAGTGGGAAGACGAAGCAGCTCTCCGGCGCAAAGAGATCGCCGTCGGGCCGCGCGAGTGGAGCGCTCTCTTCCAGCAGCGGCCGTCGGCTGCCGAGGGTCTGCTCTTCAAGGTGCAGATGCTCACCGTGCACGACGAGGCGCCGCGTGTGGTCGCCACGGTGCGGGCCTGGGACTTCGCTGCAACCGAGGCGAAGAACGGCAGCGATCCCGACTGGACCGTCGGCTTGAAGCTCGGGAGGACCGAGATGGGGCAGTACGTCATTCTCGACGTCGTGCGCTTTCGCGGCGGCCCCGACGAGGTGCTGGCCGGGCTGGTCAACACGACGAAGCTCGATGGCCGCCGTTGCAAGGTGCGCATTCCGGTCGACCCGGCGCAGGCCGGCAAGACGCAGGCGCTGCAATACACGCGGGCGCTGGCGGGCTACGTCGTCACGGCGGTGCCGCCGACCGGCGACAAGCAGCTGCGGGCCGGACCCGTTGCCTCGCAGGTCAACATCGGCAACGTCTCGATGGTCCGCGCTCCCTGGAACATGCCGCTGCGCGATGAGCTGGCATCCTTCCCGGCAGGACGCCACGACGATCAGGTCGACGCGCTGGCTGACGCCTTCGCCGAGGTGGGCCTGGGCCGCCGGCCGATCAGGATCTCCGACGAGGCACTGGCGCGCTCGGCCGGGCGGGCTCTGGCGTGATGCGGCTGCTGCCGCGCCGCAGGACGCCGGCGGCTCCGCGCGAGCGGATCGAGCCGACTGTGGCGATGCCGAAGCGCCAGCCGGTCAAGATCAGCATCAGCGCGCTCGCGGCATCACTGGCGCGTCCGGCACCGGAGGAGCCGAAGCAGAACCCGTGGCAGCTGCCGACCTATCGCAAGGGCGTGCTGCCGAACGGCGCCACCCAGCTGGCGATGGACGAAGACACCAAGCAGATCGTCGTCAATGCGTGGGACTTCCATTCTGCGGTGCACGGGCTGTTCGCCGAGGGCATCGGGTTCATGGGGTATCCGTACCTCGCGGAGCTGAGCCAGCGAGCCGAGTACCGCCGCGCCTCCGAGGTGATCGCCGAGGAGATGACCAGGAAGTGGGTCTCGCTGAAGGCCACCGGCGAGGACGACAAAAGCGACAAGATCAAGGCGCTCGGTGCGCATCTTGACCGCTTCAGGGTGCGCGACATCTTCCGGGTGGCGCTGGAGCACGACGGCTTCTTCGGCCTCGGCATGATCTTCATGGACTTCGGCGACGACAGCCGCGACGAGCTGATGACACGGCTGCCGATCCGCGCCGAGAAGGTGGGCCGGGGCAGGCTGAAGGGCCTGCGGGTGATCGACCCGACATGGGTCGCGCCGTTCGAATACAACTCCCGCGATCCGACGAGCCCGGCGTTCTATAAGCCGCAGACCTGGATCGTGATGGGCAAGCAGATCCACGCGACGCGGCTGCTGACACTGATCTCGCGGCCGCTGCCGGACATCCTGAAGCCCGCCTACAACTTTGGCGGATTGTCGCTGTCGCAGATGCTGAAGCCGTACGTGGACAACTGGCTGCGCACGCGCCAGAGCGTCAGCGACCTCATCAACGCCTTCACCATCTTCAACCTCGCAACCAACCTCGAAGGGCTGATGGGCGGCGCAGGGGGCGAGGAAGAGAACAAGCGGCTGGAGTGGTTCTCGAACACGCGGAACAACCGCGGTCTGCTGGTCTCGGACAAGGAGACCGAGGAGCTCAAGAACATCTCGGCGCCGCTCGGCACGCTCGATCACCTGCAGGCGCAGGCGCAGGAGCACATGGCCAGCGTCGCCGCGATCCCGCTGGTGAAGCTGCTGGGCGTCACGCCGAGTGGTCTGAATGCCTCCGCCGACGGCGAGATCCGCACCTTCTATGACGGCATCAAAGCGAAACAGGAAAAGGTCTGCTCCGACCCGCTGCGCACCATCCTTCAGGTGCTGCAGCTCGATCTGTGGGGTGAGGTAGACGACGAGATCGACTTCGAGTGGGTCCCGCTGTGGGAGCTGGACGAGGCAGCGATCGCCGCGGTGCGGAAGACCGAGGCGGACACCGACGCGGTGCTGATCGAGGTTGGAGCAATCGATCCGGACGAGGTCCGCCTGCGCATCGCATCCGAGCCGGACAGCCAATACGCCGGCCTCGATCTGACGAAGCCAGCACCAGGGCCGCCCACGCCAGCTGGTGGCGAGGAAGGCGGCGAGATGCCCTTCGGCAAGCCCCAGATCGGCGGCGGCGAGACCACGGGCGAAGATCAGACAGGGCTCGGGGAGACCATCCTGGCCGCGCTGCGTCAGGGCGGCGTGTCCGACACGGTCGGCATGGCGGTACTCGAGGCGATGGGCATTCCCAGCACCGGCGCCGGTGATCCAACCGGACAGGCGGTGCTCGAGGCGCTGAAGCCGAGCGAGCACGACGATGGCGGTGATCCAGTCGGCGAGGCGGTTGCCGAAGCGCTCGCCTGATGCCTGTCACCACCGGCACACGGAAGCCGAAGACCATCGCCGCGGTGCGGCCGAATGCCGGGCTCGAGGCCGCCTACCGCAAGGCGCTGACCTCGCTGGTAGACGAGATGCAGGCCTCGCTGCAGCGCTTCCTGCTGGCCGCCTATCGGAAGAACCCACCCAGGCTGGCACAGGATGACCTGCCGGCGGCCGACATGGGCAGGGCGATGCGCATTCTGGCCCGGCGGTGGGAGTCGCGCTTCGATGAGGCTGCGGAAAGCCTCGGCCGGTATTACGCCCAGGCGATGGGCAAGCGCTCGGACGCGCAGCTGAAGGCGATCCTGAAGCGTGCCGGCATCGCGGTGGAGTTCCGCATGACGCCGGCGATGCGGGACGTGATGGAGGCGACGATCCAACAGCAGGTCGGCCTGATCCGGTCGATCGGTCAGCAGCATCTCTCGCAGGTCGAAGGGCTGGTGATGCGCAGCGTCCAGTCAGGCGGGGATCTGGCGATGCTCACCAGGGAGCTCCGCGAACGCTACGGCGCCACGCGCAGCCGGGCGGAGCTGATCGCGCGCCATCAGAACAACATGGCGACCGCATCGATGACGCGGGCTCGTCAGGAAGAGCTCGGCATCACCGAGGCGATCTGGCTGCATTCGCGCGGCGGGCGGGAGCCAAGGCCGACGCATCTCGCGAACGACGGAAACCGCTTCAACGTGACCGATGGCTGGTTCGATCCGGATCCCAAGGTGCGGCAGCGCATCTGGCCGGGGCAGCTGATCAACTGCCGCTGCGTGTCGAAATCCATCGTGCCGGGGTTCTGATGTCGCGCCGATCATGGACGACCCCGTCGGAGCGCGTACGGGAGGCGCTGCGCGTCCTGCTACGCGATGTCCCGCCCTTCACCGATGACTTCGATCTGCCGGAGGACCTGCGGCGCGCGCTGATCGGACTCGATGATGCCGTGAAGGAAGTCGCCGAGATCATCGCGCCCGATCTGCTGCGCCGCCGTTGATAGGCAAGCCGACCTCCATCACCGAGGAATAGGGCCATGTGCTTCTCCGCGATATGGTTCGTGCAGCTGCTCGTCTGGCTGGTGATCCTGTGCGGGATCATCGCGATCCTTCGCATCCTCGTTCCGTGGATCTTGGGAATGCTCGGCTGGGCGCCGGCCGCACCGCTGTTCCAGATCATCAACATCATTATCGCAGTGATCGTGATCGTGTGGCTGATCTGGCTAATCTACGACCTAGTGACCTGCATCGGGATCAGCGGTCCCGGCCTGATGCGGCGAGGATAGACCGATGAGCCTGCTATGGATCATCCTGATCATCGTCCTGGTGCTGGCGCTCGTGGGGTCGTTCCCGACGTGGCCGCACGCACAGGCGTGGGGCTACTACCCGTCCGGCGGCGTCGGTCTGATCCTGCTCATCCTCGTGATACTGCTGCTGCTCGGACGAATATGATCCGCCGCCTCGGCGGCAGCGCGCTGTTCTGGATTGGCGTGCTGCTCGGCATCTGGATCGTCCTCTCGAACTGAATCGGAAGTCG